CGCTGACCCGTAGAAGATCCAGTTGTCCACGTGCCAGACCTCCTTGAGCCTCTTTGTCAAAGGCTTGAGGTAGGGTCCGGCGTCGAGATGCGTCTCGTCGTGGGGCGCTTGAATGAGGCGGGCCACATAGCGGGCCTCACTCGCGTAAGGCACCGCTCCAACGGGCTTAAACCAAGGCAGCTTCTCGGTCTTGACAAAGGCCGAGATCAGACCATAATCCCGGTGGGGCTCGCCCCGCTCGGTGAGCTTCTTCCAAGCCCGCACGAGCTCGTGGCGGCGTCGGCTGTCGGTGTAGGACTTGAGCCACTCCCACGTTTCCATGGGCTCCAAGGGCTCAAAGAATCCCCTCAAAAGACAGTCGGCGTTGCGCGCCAGGACGTCAAACGCCGCAGGCACTGGTGGCACCCGCTCCGGAAGCTCCTTGAATATCCTGAAGAGGATGGCCTCTAGAAGCGGCCGGGGTCCCACACTGGAGCAGAAGGGGTAGGCCCCGTTGAGGCCAACGCCCAAGAGTCGCGGGCCCCTCCGGACCCTGGGCTCCATGGACAAGACGTCTTGGAGTGTTGACCCCTTGACGACCACCCTCCTGCACCCCCAAGTCGCGACCCCCGATTTCAACGGGGGGTGCTGACTATCCATGTTGACCACGCCCGTGTAGCGGATGGTGATCGCGCTCGAGCAGACGTGGTAACCAAGACGGACAGCACGGACGAGTGGATCACCGTGCCTGGTGGACTGACAGGCTGGGCAGAGCCTGCCGGGCATTCTCGACGATGATGAGCCACCACAAGAAAAACAGCGGCAAGGGCGCAGGCCACCGACGCGGGTAAGGGCCGCCAAGCCCCCGACACGCGTCATTGCGGTCAGGGAGAGGACGGACGCAGCCCCTGGGGCGTCGAAGGTTGTTTCCTGGCGCTTCTGCTGCTCGTTGTACATCGTGGCGCATGCGTGGAGCTGCTGGAGGTCTGTCTGCTGTTTCATCAGCGAGTGGTACTGCAATGACGTCGCCAACGCTTTGTCTTTCTCCCGGACCCGGGTACAGTGTGTCACCCGTGGCTTGAAGAAGGCCATGGCCGCGGCAGCTGCCCCAGCTGCCACACCTCCGAACAAAGTCCGGAACAGCCGGGGGTACCGGGTCATCCTTGGGGCCAGAGTGAGGATTGACAGCCCGGCGATGCCATAGGTCAGAACCCCGATGAGCGTAGAACCGATGATGCCGTCTAGCCCTATGAAAGGCCCGTCGACCTCCACGGTCCTTTTGAGCTTGGCCCCCTCCCGTTCAAGGAAGAAGGCGACACCCCCAGACCTGACTCGGTCCCCACAAAGGAGGACCTCGACCTCGTCGAGGCCCTTGTAGAGGACGGTTCGCTTGGAGGTGTACACTCCGGGGAGCTCCTGGTAGGCTCGTATTGGGCAGCGGCCAAGGATTGGGAGAAGCATTGCATCGACCATTGAGTCGCAGGCCACTCTCCAGCGCCTGTTGTAGGGCAGCT